TTGTATCCACCAATATAATCACTGCTTTCTCTTACTAGAGTAGTGTGGGATGATTCCCCTAATTTAGGGATATCGTAAAATAGTTGTTTATATAAATCAAAAAATACCTCAATTGAGATTTGATCTTGGCTAGGAGCGAACTCACCAAAGTTAGTATCAACAATACCTTTGAATTGGCGAGAAGAATAAATTGTTTTATCGAACTTAACGTTACCCTCTAGATTAGTATTAATCGGTTTTGGTAGAGGTTCTGGGTTAGGCTTTTTCCTTGGAACGGTTTTTCTCGGTTCCTTAGAAAAAGTTTTAGGATCTACATTAACGTTTTTATTTCGAATATTTCTAGCCATTATCTAATTACTTTGAACACTTCATCATTGTCATAAATAGTAACAATACCTGTTGATGAGGTGTGTTTAAGGATAACTTTATAATATCTCTCGGGTTCTAATCCTTGCATATAAATATTAAAGAAAGAACTTGTTGTGTCAGCTGATATTTTGGTTGAATTATCATCAAATGGGATAATTTCTAGTTCAGTAGCTGCATCACGAACAGAGTATGTTAAAGTACCTTCCTCAAAGTAACCTTTGTTCAAATAATTTGAAGTAGTAACAAATCGTCTTTCTGGGTATCTTTCTCTAACCAATACCCTAAATTGTGCTACTTCATCCCTTTTATATTCGGCTTTGTTGTTGTATATCTCGGTAAATAACGATTCACCCCCTGTGTATACAGAGCCCGATGGATCTACACTATATGTTGAATCATCCCAAGAAATAACAAGAGCAGGGGGGAAGATTGTATGTGTTTCTAGACTAAAATAGTTAAGTTCACCTTGATCAGTGGTTGTAAAATCACTTCCACTTCGTTTAAGAAGGAAACCACTATTGGCGGTACCACTATTAGCCCACCTAAATACAGTGGAGGTTACATTAATATCTAAATCTAAGTTATCAACTAAGGTAAATGATTGAGATTGGATCAGTTGGGCACCTGTAAACCAGTTACCACCACCTGCTGAGCCTGACCCATAACTACCAGTGATACCTGGTGAGAATGATGAGGTAGCCCATTCGGTAGTTGGGGTGATGTTTTTCCAAGATACACCATCTTGGGTTTTAGGAGTATTCAAATATCTTCCAGTACCATTATCCCAATCCAAGACGTGAGCAGAACCCTCATTATTAGCAATAGCAAAAACCTCTATTGTTTGGCTAGCTGCTAGATTTTTGTTTTCAGTGGTGAAGATTTGAAGTGAGGCTGAGTAATTACCAGTTACAAGTGAGGTTGCCTCAAGGAGTTCATCTTGTTTGAACTGGATGAGGTAACGTGATGGGTAGAAGTAATCAGCCTTATCACTGCTTTGTTCACTGGTGATAGTAAGAATCTCATCCAAACCAGTGTTTTGTAGAACACGATCTGGGTGAGCGTAGATGGTTGCATCCTTTTCAGGAAATAGGAAATATCTTGCCATTTTATACTTGCTTTACTCGTCCTTTAATGTCGGTATTTGGGTATCTTAGTTCAAAAATCGATGGATCTTGTGATGGGTAAATCACTCCATTGATAGTTGCGTGTTCAAAGTCGTATTTGTATTTAGAGTAACCTAATGAAACACCTGCTTTGTTGGTTAGGGTAAGACTAGATACGGTTTGAACACCGGGGATTTGGTATAGTTCGGTTGCAATCTCAGATAGGATGATTGGTTGGTTAACTTGCCATCTATCGATTGAGAAGAATCGTTGTAGGTTAGTAATACAGTCAATCAATACTTCTTGATTGTTGAAGTTTTGAGCTACTACGATTTCAAAATCAATACCAAAGTTGATTGTAAAGGCATCTTTGATGTTAATAGAATCGGTGAGCATTCTGTATTGTTCTAGGTATGTTGCTAAGTTTTCTTTAGCAGCGGTTGATAGTGTGGTTAGTTGGCGTTGGTTGTTGTAACCCAAAACATACAAGTTTAATGCGTTAGGGTTAGCAATACGTTTACCACTATCTACAGAGATTTGATTGTCTTGGATAATATATGCTTTAGCTACTTTACCAAACTTAGAAGGCATAGCAAGCGTTCTAAATAGATAATCATCTTTGGTTACAGTTCTTTGTTGAGCACCAAAGTTAGAGATTGCATTTTGTCTAATATCTTGAACAGTATCACCATCACCACCCCCAGTTGCTGGGGTATTATTGTTTACAGCAATAGAATCAATAGCGGTTTGAGCAACAGTTGCATCTAGGTTACCTGCTGTTGGGGTGGTTGTAACATTACCTTTAACAGTAATAGTATTTGTATCAACATTTGAGGCAATACCCCCACCAGTCATGTATTGGATAGTTAGGGTGGTGTTTGAAGGAACCTCACCATATGCTTTAGTAAACATAAAGTTTGACGGGTCGTAAGCTAAATCAATAAGTGAACGGCCATCAATAATACCCTCACCTACATTGTCTGGGTTAGGGATGATTTCTTCGTCTTGACCACCAGTGGCACCAGCACCAAACTGGAGTTGAAGTGTGTTATTTGATTTCAAACGAGTAGCAAATCTTTTAGGTACTCGTTTAGTGCGTAGGAGGTATGGTGTTTGGTTGTTGTATTGGTTTAGTTCTGGATCGTTTGCAGCAACATTAGGAACTGATTCGAAAATGGTTTCTTGAGCCAAATAAGGTACTTCATACCATTCGTTGTTTTCAGTGTCTGTTACAGAAACAATACCAATAATATTGTCGTCTTCAATATTTTTAGTTAGGAATCTAGTAGCAGAACCAATATCTACGGTGGTGGTTTTGATTTCTGCTGAGATTGCCTTAACTGATTTTTTTAATAGGTAGTATTCAGGTTGGTTTGTCCCTGTATTGATTTGGTAAACTGATACCTCTGTTGGGTCCTCTGATGAAGAGAATGAGAAATCAACATCATCTTGGATAAGGAATGAAACGTTTGCTGAGGTATTTGGGTTAAATGTTGAATTTTTGTTAATTCTTACAGCGTAATCAAAATCAGGAACTGTAACTCCACCCTCGGTTGTAGCAGGAACCTGCATGTATAGGTCTAGAGTGGTGGTAGATGGGTTAGTTACCGCTGGTTTGTAACCTAGGTTGTAAGCTAACGAATATAGGTTTTCCTTTTGTTGGGCATGTGCAACAAAGTTTTCCTGGATTTGAGTATCAACATAAAATGACAAAACATCACCAACATACGATGCCATTTCCATAAACATAGTACCTGGTGAAGCTTCACTAAAATCATTTACAGTATCAGGAAAATAATTTTTAGCGTACTCAACTAATTGTTCTTTAAAATCGCTATAGTTTTTGTTCAAATAGTCGATTTTACGAGTATTGTTGTTATTTACTTTTGAGTATCCCATCTTAGAGTGTTTGTGTATTTGTGTTAGCGAAACTTAGAGTAACACTATCATCCTCGTTGTTGAGTTTTAGTTTGTAGTTGCAAGTAACATCTACTTTATGTTCGGTTTGTTTAATAGTGAAATTAACAATTTCAACCTCTGGTACAAACATTGCTGTTTGTCTTGCAGTTGCTGCTCGTAACTCATCACCACTAACCTCTTGTTCGAATAATCTTTGTGCTAAACCAACTCCAAAAAGTGGGTTATTAATTCTTTCACCTGGAATAGTTAGCAAAAGATTAATCAACTTTGATTTGGCATGATCTTTGGTGGTGTAATCCGAATCAAAAATCTTTTTAGTATTGAAAGGTAGTTTTACCCCAACCGCTACCTTGTCTGTGGTATCGATAGGGGCAATTCTAATCGGGTTTCTTACTCGTATAGCCATTTATTAAGGTCTAAAGCTTTTCTTAGAATCAACCGCTTTCATTAGATCGCGATAATCTTTATTTAAAAACTTAGCCATTGGGTCATTAGGATGTACTGGAGGGGCAGCTTGATGTGCTTCCATACCCATAGGTGATGAAAGGCCTACTGGGCTGCCTTGAGCACCACTAAAGTGTTTAGCATCAGCTGATGTGAAGCTAAGGGCTGTTTCGTTAAGTAAATCATTTAGAGTACCATTTTCGGCATATTTGCCTTGGGTAGGGACTTCTACAGGGGCTTCAGCAACAACTCTTTGTTGGGTTGGTTGTTTTACTTCACTGAGGATTTCATTTTTCAAATCCTCTACAGCCATGTTTACTTCTTCACGAACAATTTTCCTAATAAGGGTCTTTAATTGATCAGATTTCATAACAAAAATATATTTGTTATAAATATCAAAGGATTCCTTCTAGTGAAATAGAGCCAGTAGTTGAAGAAATTTTGTATCCTGTTGGGTTGGTTTTACCTAAATCGATAATATATTGTTCAGATATTTTTTCTGGTTGTGGGTAAGGGGATGGTGGATTTACTGGTGGGGGTGTAGTACCTGTACCTGGGATTAATTCTAAATCAACAGGAATATCATCAATATCTGTGTCTTGGGAAGATGGAATGTTAAGCATAGCCATAATTTGGGCCCAAACACTATCTAATTGACCACAAATACTCTTAAGATATGCAATACGTTCATCAATAGGAACCAACTGGGTCTTGAGGATTTGTTTGTATTTACCCAAATCGTTTAGGATTGGTGGTATAACATTTACAAAAACATTTAAAAAAGTTACAAATGTGTTTGCTAATGAAATAGCTTTATCACGTGATTTTTGAGCTTTATCAATAGTGGCACCACTAGCTAATGGCCCTGTAGAAGCAGCAATGACAATGGCTGATATAATAGGGACTACAATTTGAAGAACTTGTAAAAGTGGTCTAAGAGCATCAGCAAGTCTGTTAACTAGGTCAACTAAATTTTCAGCTATTTCTATTCTATTGATATTTTTTTCGATTCTAGCTTTAAAGTCTTCCAACATTTTAACTAATCGCTCACAAAGTTGTTTTAGTTTATTGTATGTTTTTTCAGCTAATTCTAATGCACCCGAATCGTTAGCTGCGGTTTGAGCTATTTTGATTAACTCCTCAGGGCTAGGAACTTGTGACATAACAACATCCATAACCTTATCCTTAACCATACTTCTAAGTTCGGTTTTAATATCATCTACTGTAAGTAGTTGATTTGCTAGTGTGGATTGTACTAAACCTTGAATCATGATATAAAAATGTTTTTGCTTTGTAAATCTTCTAAACGACCATTCAACTCATTTAATAGTTTGACTTGAACATCCGCTAGTGTTTTATTAGCAGCTACGTTAGGTGCTGAGGGAGACCCAGGTGCTGCTGAGATAGTTGTTGTGGTTGGGTAGGTAGTTTCTAGAAACTGGATAAGGATTTCAATTAGGTCTTGCATTATCTCAACAGTTTCAGCACCTTTTACAGCTGGGTTATTAGGTGTGTTACCATCCTTATGTTCACCAATAAATGTTTGTGGTGAGTTGATTTTTGTTAAGTCAGATGAGTTAACATGAAATTCTTTAGTTGAGTTAACAATAGCATCTTGAGAAACGTTAAGGGTATCCTTACGGCTATGGTTAATAACCCTATCGGAATCTATAACGATTTGCTTTCCTTTAAACTCTTCTGGTGGGGTAAATTCGTATGCCATTAGAATGCGTCTTTAACTATATTATAAAAATCCTTAGCGTAGCCCTTATATGTGTCTGTGTCGTAAGCTGTGTAGTTACCTATCCAAATTCTATCAGTGGCTCCAAATAATTCAAGGAATGTGGGGGCATAAAAACCTGGACATGCTTTATTATCTATTTGATTGTGACCAATTACTTTAGCTGTTGGGTATTTTTCCATTAATAATCTAAGTAATTTAGCAAATACAACCAGCTGTGATTTGGTATTTCGGGTTGTTAGGTCTCCTATAGTTCCACAAAAGTTAATATTAATAGTATTAGCATTTTTGTAACCTTGAGGGTTAGTAGCAAGAACTATACCATTGGATCGGATGTTTTCAGGCATTAAACCACTAACTAAACCATCGGTACCTACAATATAGTGGTAACCAAATCTTGACCAATCATCTCTTTTACTACTTCTTAGATGATCTCTAACTAACCCCTCTGTAGATGCTTCAGTTGGTTCAGGTGCCCCAGCTGTAAAATGAAGTACTATTGCTTCAATGCCTGAACGTTTAGGTTGGGGGTTAATAAGGGTATCTCTAGCTTGTGTGTAAGATAAAGGTTTAGAAATAAAGTTTTCACTTAAATTAGCAGCGGCATAAACTCTTCTAGCAGGAACATTCGTACCAGGGAATTTAGCTGGGTGAGTTCCTTTTGCGTCATCTCTAGCTTCAGCGTTTGCTACTTTTGAAGCCCATGTTGGAATACCAGATCCTTCAGGATTATTCTCATTATTTGAAACCTCAGATGATGAAACAGCATCTTCGGGGTCAGGACCACCACCAGCACCTTCAGGGATATCAAATGTTGGGGTATCGCCTTCTATTTGTTCTTCAACAGCATCCCAAAATGGATCACCTGATCCTGTGGGTTCTTGTGCTGCTGGAGCTGGGGTTTCTGTTTCTTGAATTACCTCAGGTGAACCTGAAGCAAAGGGTTGGGAAGTTTCTACTTTAGCTTCTTGTTGTACTGGGACAGGATCAGATGGTGGGAATGTTTGGGTTGGTTGTGGTTTCGGGGTGTATGAAGCACCGACCGACCCAAAGTTAGTTGAGGATAAAATAAGATTATTTACAGTAGCATCCTCTAATAGATAAATAGAGGAAGCATCACCATTAATATCTTCACCAGCTGTGGCTCCTGTTTGGTCTGTTGATTGTCCTACTCGAATATATAAACCTGCTGAGCCATCATCTTCGGTGGTCATTCTTACAGATTGAGCATTTCTACCTTCAATAACTGTATCTCCTGGGTTGCGTTGGAGTTTTCTAACATTAGAGTTGGGTTTAAAATAATTACCCTCATCGTATTTAACATCTACAGCTTGTTGTTGGTTTGGGGAAGCACCATCACTAACATTTTGTGAGTTAGCGTTAGTATTAGGTTGAGATAAATCAACCTCACGAGGTAATGCGTTGTCAGTTGGGTTATTAAATACTGGGATTACATCACCATAGTATGTAGAGGTATTAAATTTACTACCACCTGCTTTGGTGTAGGTGTTAGAAGAAGGACCACTAACAATAGGAACACACTCACCAATAAGAGGGGTTTTTAGATTATCTAGTGGGAAGGCAGTAGGTAATGAGGTTATATCATTAATGTCCGAGTGGTCATTTTTATAAGGGAGATAAAAAATCATCCCCAATAACACTGGGTTGTAAGGTACTTGATTGAAAATAGGATGTTTATCATTTTCAACCACACTAGCTACCCTAACAATAGCATTACCACCACCAAAAGTTGGGGCAATGTTGGGAGTGTTTGAACCACCTACATTTTGAATATTACTCGGCATCTTTAGCTGCTTTTTCGTTTTCGTTAGCTAGTTGTTCACCAATATCTTGTAGTTGGGCTAATTCCTCGTCTGATAAAAGACCACCACCACTATCAGAACCACCAGCATTATTCATTACTCTTTGGAGTACACCAGTCATTTTAATTAGGTGTTCATCATTTTTAACACCAATTTCTAAATATTCTTTGATGAGTGGGATAGTTGCAGCAGCAGAGCCCAAGTCCGTAATTAACGGCTTGAGCTCATTTATTAATGCGTTGATTTGCTTGTCTTTTTTCTTGGAGTTTTTGTAAATCTCCTCAAACAAATCACCTACTGTTTTATCACTAAATACGATTGAATCTAATGGATTGCTCATCTTATTACATTTTGTTTGTAATAAATATGAGATCTTACACTCCTTCGACGAAATCGCCGTACTCCTCGTATTGGTTGAATAGATTAAAGTATTCCTGTTTCATCTGTTTTACAACGCGGGTGATAGGTGGGGTATCACAATTGGTGATTTCGCGGATGTAAATGTAGATAGCTTTTTTATTGAAAATCTCAATATGATCACGTTGTGCGAGAACATAAACTAATGTATCTGCAATGTGATTATCCTTTGGGTCTGGGTAAAGGCGATCAAGATTTTCTTGCATATAATCTACAAACAATTCTAGAAAGGTGTTTTTTTCATCACGCTGGATATCATGTTCAATATTATTTAGAACACGTGAGTCACTATCAGCAGCATCAAGTTCTGAGTGGGCTTTTTTCTTAGCGTAGTTTTTATTATTGTAAGCAATCAAGTAATTTTTACCTACAATAGAAAAGTAAGAATAAGCCTTTGAACCCTTAGATGGATCAAAGTAATGAAGTTTTTCTAATAAAAACGAAATAACTTCATATTTCAAATCTTCTAAATCATCTACCTCAGTATAATAAAACTTAAAGGTATGGATCAAGTTTTCAGCAAGTTTGTAGAATGAATAATGGATTCGCGAATTATAAATCTTGTTTCGCTTACCCATTTTTTCAGTCGCCAAGTACTCTAGGATTGCATCTTCAGTATCCTGAGTAAAATAATTTTTATCTTTCTTTTTTCTAGGCATTAGCGTAGACGAAAGTTGTCTAGTGCTTTTTGGAGCGCTAGAACTTGTTCAAAAAACCAACCAATCTCATCGTCTGAACGGAAGATACCACGTTCATCAATTTCCGCTAGGCGGTTGTTAGAAGCTTCAATAAGTTCGCTTTGGTTAATAAAGAAGTCTTCTAAACGTTCGTTTTTCCTTAGGAGGTTTTTAATGGCATAAAATAAAATACCAACAGTTAGGGCTAACACTCCAACCAATACCCATGCAATAATCAGTCCCATATTATTCGTTGTCGTTATCAAAGAATGAGCTAATAACGCTGATAGTGTTTTCTGCAAGTTTAGGGTTGTTTTCTACATCCGCTTGTTTTGCTTTTCTCAACGTTTTGTCCGCTTTGGACGCGTTTTTTGGTTTTGTTGTGGTTTGACCATTTACTGGGTTGTCTTTTTCCCACATCTCAAACTCAATTTGAGAGGCCATGTGGTCAGCATGGTGAAGAAGGAGTGGGAGGTGGGTTCGCAGGCGAGTTTCTTTCTGTCCTGCCATGTAATAGAATTTATTGGCCTCATCATAGATCCCATCATGTAATTTGATGGCCAAAAACTCATTTTCACTTACACGGATACCGCGACCTTGGAGGATGAAAAGAGAACGATCCGGAACCTTCATAGCGGAGATGGCCGTGTTGTATTTGTACACTTGGCCTAGGTTTTTAACGTGCCAATCAGAATCATTAGGGGTGTAATATTCTGATCCAGGAGCGTCATAACCAATTTTACCCAGATCGTGGTTGAGAGCAGCAAAAACCAACTCCTCTTCGGTGTATGAGTCATCTATTGTACCCATTTCCTCCCACAGTTTTTTTAATTTTAAAGCACACTTAGTAACACGCAAAACGTGATCTACATAACCACCAACAAACGCTGAGTGGTGCCAGTTTTTGGCTGATGCAGGTGCCATCATAATTCGTTCTTGATGATCGAGATAGAGTTTTTTGAGTTCCTCTTTACGTTCATCACCAATAAAAGTATCAATTACTTGGATCAATCGATCCCAGTTTTGTTGTATTTGTTCTGCTGTAATCATTGTTGTCCAATATGTTTTTTAGAAACTTTATCTGCGATTTCGATTTGGTCTTGAAGACGCACCAAAGCATCTGCATAAGCATCTTGGCGCATAAATCGAAGTACAGCTGCATTCTCACCTCGCTGTAGTGAACCTGTAATTTTATAGGTTTGGTTGAGGAGGTTCTCGTATGCGTTATTTAATTGTTGGGGGAATTGAAGGTTTGGGGTATTAACAACCCAATGACGCATTGCTTTAACGGCATTTGAATACTCACCTTCATTAATGAACCTAAGGGCGGCTCTATTTTCTCCACGCTTAACCATACCTTCTAATTTAGAAGATTGATTAACAACATTGTTGTAGGCGTTTTGTAAATTTGACATATAACTATTTGTTTTTACTACTATGGTTGGATTGTACGAACGAGATATATCTAATCCAAATATTTCACGGACAGATATAACGAACATTTACGAATGGAACGGTAGGAACGGCAGGAACGGAATGGGGACGGACTGGGGACGGCATTAACGGCATTGGCGGCTGGAACGGCCGTTGCGACCGTCGCGACCTTCTCGCCCCCCACCCCCTTATTGTGGGGTAAGAACGATCACTCAGGAAACCAAATATTTTATGAGAGAGGTTTAATTTTCTGTACTTCAATGGTACCTTGTGTGTTACCATTGTTGCGAGCATTCACAGATACCGCGAAAGGTTTGCTGCCTTTTAGGATTTTAAAATCAAGTTTTAACCCACCAAATGTGGGGGTATCTGAGATTATAATTGGCTCATAATCACCATTTACATTATACAGAACGATATTTTGCCCTCGTTTAAATTCACTCACAGCACCAGGTTCGCCGCTTTTCTTTCCAGTGACTTTATAGAAGGTTGGATTAACTCCCGTGAGAGATAATGCAAATCCTACTAATGCTACTACAGCCTCATCCACTTCATCATCAGGGAATTGTTGGAATAGGAATTCAACCGATTTAAGAGCAGCCATTTTACCTCGCAAGGAACGAATATTAGCTTCATTTTCTGGATCGCCTTTATATAAATCACCCGCTTGTAGGTTATAAACTATATTAGGATTGGCTTCAATCCTAGCGGCCATTTGTCTTCTTAGGTTAGAAATCTCATCTACCATTTCTTTGGCAGTATAGTTGATTTCATCCTTAGTAAGGTTAAAGGGGAATTCGCTTTTTACACTCACATACTTATTCAGAAGTGCTTTGGCTTTACCTCCTTGAGCGTCTGCTTGTTTTAAGGATATAGCGGTTAGAGGTTTATCATCACCACCCCACTCATCATTGAATAGGTCGTTGATTATCTCAATGTTATCTGCGTTTTCAAACCCATTTACATCACCAAGTTGAACATATAAATCACCTGGACACCATTTATCTGCAGGTAAACCTGTTAGGTGACGAGCCACAGTTCTAATCTCATCAAACACACCTGAACGAATAAGTTTTTGTCCTGGATATGCTTCTTTAATAGCTAGAGCAGATGAGAGTGGTTGATTAATAAAGTTAACAGTGGTGGCTTTAACAATATTTTCGGTTGCTTTTAGGTAAGCAGCAACTTTAGCTGAGGCTTTGTTAGTTTCACCAGGGATACCTTTTTCTGCCTGAGCAATAAGTTTAGGGATTCTTTCTGAGTAGTTTTCTTTTGTAAAAGGTGAGTCAATATCTGAAATATAAAATAAAGAAACCAAAGCTTCTTTCACATCAGTATCACTCTTAGTACTATCTTCACTACCTTTAACAATCAATTTATAAGTCTTACCATCATAATCAACAGTAACACTACCCAAGCTAGAACCAGTAGCTAGTTTTTTAAAATTTGACAATGAATCTGATTTGTCTACTAAATCCTTAATCAAGCCATAGACCTCTCTTCGCATAGAGTCTGAGGTGTCTCCTCTTGAGGGAATATCGGAAAAACGCAATTTAAGGGTATCTTTACCGGAGGCGGTGATTGAACCATAATCATCGAATAATCCCGAGGAATTCATTAGTTTAACCACAGGGTTGGTGGCTTCTTCCTCATATAATGGTAATTCAATATTATGCTCTTTGAGCACTTGCTTTAACACAAGAATATCAGAGGGGTTATCCATATCTGGATACCCCTTCTGACATCTGAATGACCAATCTAGTAGAATCTTATCAATGTCAATTTTTGACATACTAAAATAACTTAGAATTTTTAAATAAGGTTATGATTAACCTTTAACGATGTTTGCGAGTGTTTGGAAGCGCTCAGCTAATGAGGTTGGAAGTACTTCTTCTTCAACTTCTTCGTCTTTAGCTTCTTCGAGTTCTTCTTCCTCTTCGTCTTCTA